GTTGTACCCGCTCCTTGCAAACGGCGACCTCCTGACGATGCGCAATGAAGTCACGACCGGTGAAATTATAATCTTCACGGTCACAGGACCGGCTGTAGATAATACTGGTTGGTGGGAGGTTCCGGTTACTCTTGTCTCTGGTGGTATCCCTTCTAACAATGCGATTCTTCGTACTACGTGGCAGCAACTTAGTCAGGTGCCAGCAGCAGCCGACCCAACTCAGTTGGTTGACGGTTCATCGAATCCCGCGACCGTTGCTGAAGGCTCTGGCATCACGGCTATTCGCAGCGTCGGTAACATAGACGGCGAAGGTCGCGAGGTTGAATGGCAGAATCAAAACGGCACGACAAGAGCCAGTATCGGTACGGAGTTCTTCACTGATTTCATCATTCGCAACCACATTGCTGGTCGTCACGTTCTCATCAACGTCGGAACAGGTGGTGGCAGCAGACAGAGAATACATTGCAGCGGAGATGCTGCGTCAGGTGGAGTGACTCTCTATGCCGGTTCAGCCGCACTCGGTCGATTAGCAACTGCTAACGAAGGTGTTCGTATCCAGAATGGAACGCTGTTCTTAGCAGAGCAAGCGGCTCAGGAGTTGGATGACGCAGGGTTCGGTCAGCTCTTTGTTGATTCAGCAGACGATGCTCTTCACTACATCACCGAAGCAGGTGTTGACTTCGACCTCACTGCCTCACCGTCCGTAACTTTTCCGCTTGATGTACCTGACAATGATCAAATCAGGTTCGGTACTGGCAATGACATCACGATGGACTGGGACGGTGTTGACTTCGAAGTTGAAGGGTTGGCAGCGGATCAGATTTGGAACTGGCGTGATGGTTTGAAACATCGCTTCTACGATCCGACCGATGCTCAGTACCTTGAGATCGATCCAGTATCTGCGACGGTCTTTAATGTCAACCTGAGCAATAGCTCAGCGGGATTGATATTCAACAATGCCAACTTCTACCGTTTCATTGATGGGTCTGTTCAGTGTGAAGATGGCTTGGTCGTCAATGGCTCGATAGCAGCCTCGATGACGATGGAGGTCGCGGGCATTGAGCGAGCGGAGTTGGTGTCCGGTGATACGATTCTTATCCTCTCGCTGATCCAATCTTCTGGCGACGAGTTTATAATTCGGAACGGCATCAACGATATGTGGAGCATTCAGGAAACTGGAGGCATGACTATCTTTGAGGACGGTCCAGTCGATACCGACAACCTCAACATATCCCTCGACGGCACCGATGCGATCTTCGCCTTCACGGGTGCGGCAGACGTACAGTACACAGGAGGCGTAAGGCTACAGATATTCCAGAGTGCTTCATCGAATGCCATTCAACTCCAGTGTGTAGCTGGTCAAGCAATTATTGGAAGTACCAGCGGCATCCATCTAGAGATTCAACACTCTGGCGTCGTAGCAATTCAAACTCAGTTAGGCAGCGCGACCGGCAATACGGCTTGGGCAGTTATCAATGACAATGCTTCTGTCTCGCACGACATTGGCTTTAACGACCTGCGGGTGTTCAACGACAACGTATCAGACACACTGGAAGCAGGTCACGCTGGTCAGGTAGCGTTCAAGGATGCAACGACCGCTCGAACACTGACGCTCGCGGCAGTCGGAGATCTGGACTTCCCGGTCGGCGCAATGACCACGGTCATCAATGCGTTCGCTACGACCGACTACACCATCACTGAGGGCGCGACCACGACGTTGTTTTACTTGGACGGATCCACGGTGATTGACACTGCCGGAGGCGCGGTAGTTGGTCCCGGTGGCGTTGCGAATATCTGGCGCGAGGCTGCGGGCGTGTACTACATCTGGGGTACAGGAATCACGCCATAATGTCCGCGATAATTCTTCCCGGTCGGCCCGGATGGTTCGGGATGGTGTCTCCTCGGGAAGAGGAGATGCCAGAGTTCCTAAAAGTCATCGCTCAAGGCTGGCGAACGCCAAAGCGGAAGTGGGAAGACCTCTGGCGGCTGCGTCGAGGTGAGCTGAATCACGTTCTCGGGATGCGCCAGTTCGGTTCACTCAAACTTCAACGAGGCTCTGTCGGGGCACGTGTGCAAGCGGCAGCGGCTCAGCAGGGTGCAGGTCCCGGTACGATACCTGACGTGTCAGACATTACTAATCTTTTCCAGCAGGTCGCTCCAGCCATAGCTCGACAATCAGTCTGGTATGAATCTGACGGAACTATTCAATGGGACGAGGTATCGGGTGGTCTCGCGTCAATCGTATATGCTCAGCTGACGACGCAGACAGACGACGCTAACAATCACACCCTTGAGTGGTGGCCTGACAATCCAGAAACAAATGAGGGGCTGAACTGGGACATCCGGTACACGAACCTGACTGAAGGAGGAACTCCGACTGCGACTCATTACTTCGAGGACCCAGCCGACTCTGGCCTTGATCGGGACGAGAACGTCTGGTATCTGCTGGACACGGTCTCAAATGACGGTGGTGATGCCACCGACGATGGCGCAATCGGATTGAATCGTAATAACGGAACGGCTAAAAGCCCGAGCACTGGAATCGCCGACATCGTTGTTGATATACAATTCCGTCCGACTGGCAGCGGAGGCCAGATAGCAACCCACACCGTAGACTTAACTGTGGAGGGAACATGATTACCGAGGCACCGTACATCTCAGACCGCGAGGTCTACTCCCTGCTGCCGCAGCAGGACCGCTGGATAATGAACAAGCTGACGCTGGCTGAAAGTCTCGGCCACAACTGCGGACCTACCGGCATGATCGTGCCAGCGGGTGACTACTGCGTCAGGCCGATAATGAATCTGTACGGACAGGGCGCAGGTGGCTTCTTCAAAGTCACTGTGGCACCCGGCGTGCCGCGCAACTTTCAAAACTTGCCGGGATACTTCTGGTGCGAGTGGTTCCCCGGAGTCCACACGTGGGTGCAGTACATCGACGATGTGCCGGTGATCTACTCCGAGAATCCTGTTGTCAACAACGTCATGGCTACATCGGTCGTGCGCAACAGCGATGGTGCAGCCGTGACCGCTCCGGCATTGCCAGTGAGCCTGCAGGGCATCTCTAAGTACATGATGCTAGAGATGTTGGGCGACAAGATCATCGAGGTCTCGCCGCGCTTTATGATCGCGAACGCTCGCCAGTGGGTCATCGACAGCCACAAAGTTATCGACCCAACTTACGACCCACAGAACATCGAGCGAGGCAATAGCGATATGGCTCGACTAGATGTAACATGGGACACAGGTGCGGAGACGTTGACTGGCTGGAGATGGGATAGTGCAGGGCAAAACAGACGACCATTTGATCCATAACAACCGGTTTTTTCTGCGCCCCGTTGAGGATGTACATGCGGGGGGCATGACCTCATTACACTCATGCATCTGGTTAGACGGCAAAAAGCTGCGCGGTGAAATACATCTCCGCGATTGCGACAACCAGATAAGTCTAGAGTTCTGGGCAGGGGAAGGCGCAAAGCCCGGAGGCGTGAATCGAATGAGCGACGCACTGATCCAAATTCGAGATGAACTTGACGACTTTATTGATGCTTACGAGCGCGCAGCGGAGGATCTATGAACGACGACATTTACAAAATGGCAGGTCACATCATTCGCTGGTTCCTTGAACTGGTCGTCGTCTGGTTGTTCGTGTTGGGCGAGACAGGACCGTGGACTTGCTTCGCGTTAACGATGATCACTGTCGGCATCGAGTTCGACCACTTCAAAATATCTGACTGGAGAAAGTTATGATCGATAAATTGATAGCGTTCCTACAAAGTAAGCTCTTACTATTAGCGCTCGTGGTGGTGCTAATCTTTGGAGTGTTCCTCGCACCCGTCGTGATGATCGATGTCGAGGTCTACAAGATGGAGGACGGCAGTTACATTTATTGCGCGTCAGGAACTCTGACCGACCCACCTGCGAAACACATCAGTTCGGGCTCAGTTCCGGAGGGTGACGAGTCTTATTGCTGATTGACCCGGAAAGCTCCTGTGAAATAATTTTCTAGATGTGCTATACTAACGTTCCTGTGCAAAACAAGGAACAGAGATGCATATCAGAAAAGTCCCAACACCGGACGAATTCAACCGAATAGTTGAATCAATCTGGAAGGAGCAATCTACGCCGGAGCAACGACGCAACGTTCACCCGAACCTTGCGAAAAACTTCGTCAGAGCATTTTACAAGCAAGTGATGAGGAAGCCCTTCCCGTACGAGTTGCGTATCGGGACAGGGAACCGACGCACGTGGTGTCGCTGGGGAGTGTTCACTGTCAACCCTGATCAGGGCTGGCACGACATCAACCACGACATGGGTCACTGGCTCGAACGTCAGCTCTCCGGAGGTGCGCACACTAACCAGCAACTGCGGTTCGAACGTGACGGGGCAACACTCATCTGTCGCAAGTTCCTGCGCGACGAACCCTACGCAAAGACGAAGCCTGAAAAGGATGTGCAGGTGGATCGTGCAGACAGAGTGGACGCGAACATCGTGCGCTGGGAGACCAAGCTGAAACGTGCGACCAACGCGCTGAAGAAGCTGAAGAAGAAGAAACGCTATTACGCCAAGGTGTTAGCTGAACGGGACTCCTAGCGAGTCCCTTCTTTTTTCTGTACCCTCGGCGAGGTCAGCTTTGGTCAACCGTATAGGAAGCACCTCCCTTGGGTCAGGTTATCTCACTAAACTTTGGGCTCGTCCACCAGCCCCCAGAATTCGATTACGACTTCGACTTCGATGACCTACCCGACGACATAAAAGACCAACTCCCCGAGGACACTGCAGAAGTCTTGCAGTTGTTCTCCGAGGAAGACCTCCACTTCCTGCGCTGGCGCATCTGCTGGCAACGCATGGCACGTGCAAAGCAACTCCCGCCGGAAGAGTTCCTCTCGATGGAGAAGAACATCTGGCTTATCAGGTCCGGTCGCGGATTTGGTAAGACGCTCACGGGAGCCAACTGGATGGGCGAGCAGGCGTGGATGGTGCCCAGCTTCTACGCGGTAGTATCACCAACACACGATGACGTCCGGTACACCTGCTTCGAGGGACCGACCGGGCTTCTCTCCGTAATTCCCCCGCAGCTCATTCATGATCGTAACCAAGCGCTGCCTTCCCTCACCCTGAAGAACGGCTCGATCATTCGTGGGTTTGCGGGGGATACCCCTGAGCGATTACGTGGACCACAGCATGCAGCTATCTGGTGTGACGAGATCGCATCGTGGAAGTATCCACAGGAAGCTTGGGACAACATGATGTTCGGCTTGCGTCTCGGCGAAACACCCCGCATGTGCGTAACGGGTACGCCGAAGCCGACACCATTCGTGCGCAGGTTGCAGAAGGATAAGCGAGTGGCAGATGTGGTCGGTGCCACGTATGAGAACCGCGACAACCTGACCTCGTACTTCTTCGAATCCATTTCTAAATACGAAGGCACGCGTGTCGGTCGTCAAGAAATTCACGGTGAGGTGTTGGATCCGGAGGAGGAAGGGTTCGTCAAGCGCAGCCAGTGGCGCGTTTGGCCGAAAGACAAGCCTCTGCCGAAGTTCAGCTTCATCGTCATGTCCATCGATCCCGCATTCAAGGAACGCAACTACGACAAGAAGAAAATGGAGAGCGACCCAACAGCGTCATCAGTGTGGGGCGTGTTCATGATGCCGCGACAGGGTAAGCCTCCGCTGCCACACGTTGTCTTGCTCGACGCATGGGAAGACTGGCTGGGCTTCCCTAATCTCGTGCGTCGCATCAAGAAAGAGATGTCGTACACCTACGGTGACGCGGACGAGCCGATTCTGAAGCCAGTTATCAAGCCGAAATCACAGCGCGCAAAGCATCAGGGACGTCTGGCCGACATCATTCTGATCGAAGAAAAAGCGTCCGGGATATCAATTCGTCAGCAGCTCGCGGAAGAGAACATCTTGACTCACGGCTACAATCCGGGTAATGAAGACAAACTAACGAGGCTTCATTACGTTTCACCAATGTTTGCGGCAGGACGGGTATGGGCAGTTGAGTCAGAAATAAATCCGGGGCAGTTTAAGACTTGGGCGGATCCACTGATCTCTCAGGTCTGTTCCTACGTCGGTCCCGGTTCCACGGAACGCGACGACCTGCTTGACACAGCCACTCAAGGTCTGCGCCTGCTCATGGATAAATTCTTTGGTCCGTTTACCGTGGTAGACTCCGTCGAATCCAAGGAGCGTGCACGTGCGAAAGAGATTGCGGAGCGACGGTTGAAGAAGAAAGAGAATCCTTATGGGTGACCGCGAAGCCCTACTGCTCGACGTTCCTACCATGGAACTCCCTGCGAGCAGCGATCTGAAGCAAATCAAGTGGTGTGAGGGGCACTGGGCAGAACTGATGTTTGCCCTGAAAGATCGCGGCCTCGATGACCAAATTGCCGCAACAGCCGACGAACTCAACGCCAAGTTTGCCTCTGGAGAGCTGGATCCCTGTTGGGAAGCCTGCAACATGCTCAACATGGGTGCGCTGGAGATCTTCGGTCCTGACCGAGTTGTAGAAGAGAACGCCGGGTGCCCCGTATGTGCGTTCGCCAACATTGTTCAGCACGCTGCTGATCTTATGCATGGGAAATACGGGAGCGTCAACTGATGGCAACACCCGAAGACCAAGTTGGTTCCGTAGAAGAATTCACAACCGTCGAAGACAAAGTAGTCGATACCGACGACGGTGGTGCCATCGTCACAGTTGGGGAAGAATCTAACGCACCTAACCGTGAGTGGTTCGACAATATCGCAGACGATTTTGACGAGGGCGTAAAAACCAAAATCGCAACCCGGTTGCTGGAGGATATCGAACGCGACAAAAAAGCGCGTGAGAAACGGGAGAAGGATTACGAGGAAGCGATCAAGCGCACGGGACTGGGTAAGGAAACTCCCGGAGGCGCGGACTTCGAAGGTGCCTCTAAAGCAGTACACCCCATGCTCACTGAAGCGGTGGTGGATTTCCAATCACGCGCGATCAAGGAGCTGATGCCACCGAACGGTCCAGTGAAAATGTACGTCCCCGGTGACAATCCCGAAATAGCTCGCTTCAAGAAAGCAGACCGCATCAAGAATTATATGAACTGGCAGTTCTTAAAGCAGATGCCAGATTTCAGAACGGAGCTGGAACAGCTCTTATCACAAACGCCGCTGGGTGGCTCGCAATACATGCGACTCGTCTGGGATGACCAAAAGAAACGTCCCGTGCCACAGTACTGGCCCAGTGACGACGTTTACATCCCCTACGCGGCCTCGAATTTTTACACATCAGATCGCGTCACCTTCGTCGATCACATCACCGAGTTTGAATACGACCAACGTGTGAAGGCAGGTATGTACTCCGACCTCGGTCCTGAAATGATCAAAGCCGGAATCGTAGAAGAAGAATCCCGTCCACAAAAAGCGACCGACGCTGTAGAAGGCAAAGAAAACCTGCAAGCGTTCAATGAAGACGGACTGCACAACATCTACGAAGTCCTCTGTTATTGCGACGAGTTTGAATCAGAAGGCAAGAAAGACGAACACGGTTACGCGCCTTACCGAATTACCCTTCACGGTCCCTCTCAGAAGATTTGCGCGATCAATCGCAACTGGGAAGAGGACAATAAGAACAAGCTGAAACTGGACTGGGCTGTAGAGTTCCCGTTCATTCCGTGGCGTGGTGCCGGATCAGTTGGCCTCGGCCAGATGATCGGTTCCCTGTCTGGAGCAGCCACTGGCGCACTTCGTGCTCTCCTTGACTCTGCTCATATGAATAACCTGCCCACACTCATTCGACTAAAAGGGGCTAATTTCAGTGGACAGAGCAAGGAGCTGCGCGTTGCTGCTATCACCGAGATCGAAGGTGGTGTAGCTGGCGACGACATCCGTAAACTGATCATGCCGGTGCCGTTCAATCCACCGTCGAATGTGCTCGTTGAGCTACTGGGTATTTGCGACGGTCTCGGACGTGGACTTGTTCAGACAACGTTCGAGAAGCTGGGTGAACAGAATACGAACATGCCGGTTGGTACGACACTCGCACTGATCGAGGAAGGCATGACTGTCTTCAGCGCTATTCACCTGCGTATGTACCAAGCCATGGACAAGGTGCTCAGCATCCTATGCCGCATCAACCGGATGTACCTCGACGAGGAAGAGCTGAAAGACGAGCACGGAGAGCTACTCGCATACCGGAAAGATTTTGATCCACCGTACGACGTCTTGCCAGTTGCAGATCCGGAGATCTTCTCCGACGTTCAGCGCATGGCTCAGTTACAAATCGTCGCAGATCGTGCTGCGCAGATGCCCGAGGTTTACAACGTCAAGGAAGTTGAAAAACGCATCCTTGAGCGCACGAAGATACCAAATCCAGACGAGCTGTTACTCCCCGACGACACGCCGGAGGAGACGAATGCCGTCAACGAGAACGCAGCGATGACCATGGGCAGACCTGTGGCTGCGTTCCCGTCACAAGATCACTTAGCTCACTTGCAGGTGCATCTCGATTACGCGGTGTCACCAGCACTCGGAATGAATCCGTTAATTGCGCCTCGGTTTATCCCCATGCTCATGGGGCACATCATCGAGCATGTGGCACTTTACTACGTCACGTACAACGTTGATTTATTGAAGGCAGCTAGCGGAATGACCGACGACCAGTTCACGCAGATGATGCGTCTCTCCGATCCTGAAGTGCGTAAAGAGATGGACAAGACTCTCGCGTACCAGTCTGCGGAAGTGATCCCTGCGATGGACAATGTTCTGTCCGGGCTCATGCCTGTCGTTGAGCAACTGCAGCAAGTTATGCAGGATCTGGAACCAGAAGATCCGCAGCCGCCGGTCGATCCGAATGCAATGGCTGCTATCGAGCAGGAGCGCGAAGCAGATCAAGCCAGACACGAAAGAGAGACCGAGCGTACACAACTGACTCTCGTAGACAAGCGCGAACAGCGCGAGCATGACCGAGAGAAGACGTTTATGGAGCTTGAAGCCGAGGAGCGACAGAAGGCTCTAGACGCTGCACAAGACGAAGCCCGGAAAGCTCAGGAGTACGCTGCTCGACTCAAAGAGCTGGTGGAGCGCGAGCGTGCAGAAGACGAGCGTACTGAAATGAAAATCGCTTCCAGCGAGGTTCTTAATGCTGAGGATAATGCCACGGCACTTGAAATCGCAGGCGTCAAGGCAGTAACTGATCGGGCGAAGATCACGTCGGGAAAAGGTTCTACGAACCCTCGACCACGCACGGATACTTGACGAGTGGATCCGAGAAGCAGATCTTAGCTGACATTACTGTTCCGTAAGGACTCCATAATTCAACAGGAGAGGAGACGATGAAAAACAAATATCCAGCAGGACCAATGAACCAGCACAAGTTGCTGGCTACTGGGAAACCCTTGCGCAAAGCCAATACGGCTAACAAAGGTGGCGACGTGAACCTGAAAGGCGGCATGGGAAAAGGTGGCACAATTTCGTCATCTGGTGACACTGGAGGTCCCCGAGGGGGCAAAGTTCCAGCGTCTCGAATGACACCGGCTTAGACTTTACATAAGGTTAGGGCTAATATGTCCGCCGAGAACGTAATTCTGCAGAAGTTTTTGCAGAGGCTGAAAGAGGAACAGGCCGGGTGCATCGCATTGCTCGCGACACCGAAGGATAAATCAGCCTTCGGATACGGTGAAGCAAGTGGCACTTATCATGGCTTGTGTCGCGCCGAGCAGCTGTTCGAGGAAGTTGTTGGGGAAGACGAAGACAGGATCTGAGTGACCATGGTAGCAAGCGTACGAACAATTTTGGCTTACGACTCGATTGATCAAGCCTTTCCGGAGGCCGATCCCGGTCTGGTACCGTTTGGCTCAAGAGTTTTGGTTCAGAAGCGTTCACCACGTTCGGTCACGAAGGGTGGAATCATCGTTCCGGATGATACCAAGGACACTGAGTTCTGGAACACTCAAGTGGCTAAAGTCATCGCGCTTGGACCCGGCGCTTTTAAGAATCGCGACTCTCTGGAAGTTTGGCCTGAAGGTGAATGGTGTGAGATCGGAACCTATGTGCGCGTACCGAAGTTCGGTGGCGACAAGTGGATGGTCGATCTCTCTGCCAGTGTGCGTGATTCATCTGGTGCCGATCAGGCATGTTTCGTTTTGTACAACGATCTCGATCTTATCGGTGAGATCACTTGTAATCCCATGGACGTCATCGCTTATCTGTAGGAGGTAAAGCATGTCCCCTGAAAATGAAAAAGTCGAAATTGAAGACGACGAGCACGAAGAAGAATTTGTTGCCGTCGAAATACCGGAAGGTCAAGTAGATGACGACGAGCATGACGACGATATTGACGACGAAGGTGAGCCGCAAGACGAACGTCTAGCTGGCGACCAAGAGGACCCCGAGGACAAGCAAACTCGACGCCGCTCTGAAAACAAAACACGTCGTCAGCGTCAGAAGGAAGCACGCGACCGTAGTGATCGCGAACTCAACTTCCTTCGCACGCGCAACGAACAGCTGGAGCAACGCTTCAGTAAATTCGAGCAAGAAACTGACGCCCGCATCGCTGGTAGTGAAATTCACAGCATTGATCAGGGGATTACCAAGGCACGGGGCGACCTCGCTCTTGCCAATCAAGTTATCGAGCAGGCAGTCGCTGCGAACGATGGTAAAAACCTCGCTGAGGCACTTGACCACCGCGACACTATCCGCGACAACATGCGTGATCTCGAACAGGCGAAAAATTACCTCTCACAACCTCAACGACGACCACAGGTCGAGCCGAGAGATTTGGATCCACGCCATGTGGCGCATGCGCAGCAGTTCATGGTCGATAACGACTGGTGGGATCCATCTGGACGTGATCCGGACTCTGCAACACTTTTGCAGATTGACCGATCACTGGTTCAAGAGGGATTCGATCCCACGAGCAAAGATTATTGGGATGAGCTGCGTGCTCGTTCCGCAGAAGCATTACCCAACCGGTACGATTCGCGAACCGGTAACCGAGGCGACGAAAACGCAGGTGGTAAGCCCAATGGGCAAGAGACACCTCGCAATCGTGGGCCGCAGTTCCGAACTGGTGGACGGGAACGTCCATTGAGGAAGAACGAAGTTTATATCAGCCCTGATCGAAAAGAAGCAATGATCGAGGCTGGTGTGTGGGACGATCCAGTGCTCCGCAACAAGTATCTGAAGTCGTACGCGACGTACGATAAAGAAGCTCAGGCGGAGGGAGCATAATCATGGCAGCGAAAAGACGAAGTGACACGAGACTGAATTCCGATCAATCGGGAGTACGCGCAGATCGTCACATGCAAGACCGTAATGTGACGCAAGACCGCAAGCTATCAGACGATGAACGGGTGGAAGAGTTTCGCCAGCAGTATTTCCAATCTGCATTGCCAGATATTCCGAAGATCAACGGTTACCACGTTTGTTGGCTGACCACGGAAAATCCACGCGACCCGATTCATGCGCGCATTCGGCTGGGCTACGAGCCGATTAGAGCTGCGGACATAGCCGGTTGGGACCATGCGTCCCTCAAGACCGGTGAGTGGGAAGGCTGTATTGGTGTTAACGAGATGATTGCTTTCAAGCTTCCTCTCGAACTGTACGAATCGTACATGTACATCAATCATCACGAGCAACCTCTCAATGAAGAAGAGAAGTTGAGCAGCCAAATCCGTGCTATGGAAGCTGAGATGAACGCCGCAGCAAAACGCGGTGTGGTAAGCCTTGAACTTGAAGATGGCACAGCAGCGTTGGGAGTGGCTCCAGAACCTCCTGCGTTCGCACTTGCGACAGGGGAGGTTCCGGATGAGTATTAACTTAACTGGAGGGCTCTCTCATGAGTTCAGTAGCATCTCCGTTCGGGTTAAAACCGGCATTCCATCCCTCAGGCATTATTAGGCAACAACTGAGTACGATTGTTTCCGGGCACCCGACGGATATTTTTCAATTCTCCCCGGTACGTATCGATGACGGTACGGGCGCGCTGATTCAAGCGGTCGCAGGTGTTGCAGGTGTTCTTGGCGTCTTTGCAGGCGTTGAGTGGACTGGCACTGACGGTCGTCGGCGTGTGGGTAATCGGTGGATCGCAAACGAGGTGGGCACAGATATTGTCGCTTACTACGTCGGTGATCCGTTCACGATCTACGAGATTCAGGGTGACGGTCCAATCGCTCAACTGAATGTTGGTGATCAAGCCGACTACACTGCCCTCGCCGGGAATACCACTACAGGTCTGTCTTCAGTTGCGCTGGACACAGGCACGCTTGCGAATGCTGCCTTACAACTCCGTGTTGTTGGCATCAATCCTGCACCTGATAATGTTGTTGGCGACGCCTTCACCATTGCACAGGTTCAGATCGCTGAGCATGCCTACAACGCGTACTCTGTACTGAAGTCTTAGACGCTGGATAACTGATAAGGAGTTAAATCATGGCAGTGCCAATGAGAAGTACTGACTTCCGATCAATTGTCGAGCCGATACTCAACGAGACTTTTGACGGAATCTATAACCAACGCGCCGATGAATGGAAAGGTGTTTTCACGGATCGAAAGGGTACCCCCCGTTCGTACCATGAAGAGCCGGTCCTCTTCGGATTCAATGCTGCGCCGGAGATGCCTGACGGCACCCCGGTGACATTCGACGCAGGCGGAGTGCTGTTCATTCAGCGTTACGTCTACAAGGTCTTCGGTCTGGCGTTCGCGCTTACCAAAGTCTTGGTCGAAGACGGCGACCACATTCGAATCGGTCGGATTTATTCTGAGCATCTCGCCCAGTCTATGATCGAAACGAAAGAGACGCTCTGCGCCAACATCCTCAACCGTGCCTTCAATGGTGCGTTCGTTGGTGGTGACGGTGTAGCGCTGAACGTTACCAATCACCCAATAGCACCGGGTGGATCTGCTGGTGGCGTTTTCTCGAACCTGTTGACGACTGCTGCAGCTTTATCGCAGACGTCGCTTGAGCAGATGCTCATCCAGATCCGTAATGCCGTGGACAATAACGGTAAGCGGATCCGGTTGCAGCCTCTCAAGATTGTCACTGGTCCGAGTCAGGTATTCCAAGCAGAAGTTCTGCTGAAGAGTGTCCTGCGCGCTGGCACAGCGAACAACGACATCAACCCGATCTTGTCGATGGGACTTCTGTCTCAAGGTCAGGCCAATCTGTCGCGTATCACGAGCACAACTGCATGGTGGGTCCAGACGGATGCACCTCGCGGTATGCAGCTGATGAAACGTCGCGGGCTGGAGAAGTCGATGGAAGGTGATTTCGAGACCGATTCCATGCGGTACAAGTCCACGGAACGTTACATTCCGGACTGGACGGACCCGCGTGCGGTTTACGGCACACCGGGACTGTAAGTAAGTCCCAACAACGCAGAAGGGTGGGGGGGCTATCGAATGTCCCCCCTAACTTCTCCATACGTGAATTGGAGAAACCAACATGGGTTTAGTTAACATTCAAATGACCAACTTCGACAACGGTCTCAACAACCGTAATGCCGGAGACCTTTTCGGATCGATGGCACAACTCGATCCCTCACGCTTCCATACTTTTATGGAAGATTTCGATGAATTTATCGCTGCGCAGTGGACGCTGGTTACTACCGGTGCGACTGCACAGATAGCTGCTGACGGTGGTGTACTTCAGCTTACAACTGGAGCAGTGGCGACCAACGAAGAGTCGATGATCAAGGTTCCCGATAACTTTGACATTACTCAACCGAGGCCGACCTACTTCCGCGCGAAGATCGAAGTGGACGAGGCAACGGAATGCAACATCAACGTCGGTCTGGCCGACAGTGCTGCACTGGTTCCCAACAACTGTATCCAGTTCCGCAAGGACACGAGTGATCTCGATCTGGATGTCCTGCTTCGATCTGGTAGCGCAGACATCGATGTAGCGCTTGCCGTCGCATCGATTGCTGATGCCACGTCGTTCACTGTCGAGTTCTACTGGGATGGACAAGATCGGATTTACTACGGTGCCAACGGTACGCCTCTGGGCTTCCTTGACGCATCAACGTTGCCGGTTGGACCCTTGGCTCCGACGCTCAGTGTGTTTGCAGGTGCTTCAGGTGCCGTAGCTCTGGACCTCGATTACCTCTTCGCGGCGACCGAGCGTAGCTAAGGAGAGCGGACATGAGACCTATTCAGCAAATTAGGCAGCTGGATGCAGCGGACCCCAATGGAATTTGCGTAGATCAGCAGATAGGAGGTGCAGGCTTCTTGCTGATCAACGGAGCTTTTTCTGACGGGGGCGTTGCACCTGCGACGCTCGATGTGCAGCGGCGAGTGGAATTGGAGTCTGTCGGTGCTCTTAGCGGCATCAACTTCACGATCACAGGCACTGATGAGCAGAATCGTCCCATCAGCGAAACGATTGCTGGTCCCGCTGCTGGGACCGTCGAAACTCAGCTCGACTTCCTCACTGTGGATTCGATCTTTGCTGATGCTGCTGTCGGGACCAATATTGAAATCGGCACTAACGGAGTTGGTGGTTCCATTGTTATTCCTGTCGATAAGAACGTAACACCGACGAGCATCGGTCTCGCACTTATCATCACGGGAACGGTGAACGTCACTGTGCAGCATACGTTCGACAGTCCGTGGGAAGACGCCAGCACCATTCTCACGTGGTTCGATCACCCAACTCTCGCAGGAGAGACGGCAGATGCGGACGGCAACTTGGCGTTCCCTCCTCAGGCAGTCAGGTTGCTTACCAACTCCGGTATTGGCACCTGTGAGTTCGATCTCGTTCAAGCGGGGTTAGCGGCATGAGCAACGGACTGGCAGGCGGAGACATGGCTGGTAACGTGGGGAGCGACTTTGTTCGCGTCCCGCGTTTCCTTTTTGAGGACTCACCCCAACTTGCAAAGAAGGTTGCAGACTTCGAGGAGCTGCAGAGCAAAGCGCAGGAGGCTGCTGCTGTAATCGGTGATGTTAGCGAGATCGGCATCATCAAAGAGCAGGCTAAGCAGGCCCGAGCAGAAGCTGACACAGCGTTGGCGGAAGCGCTGGAGAAAAGCGAAGCTATTGTCGAGGAGGCTAAAACTCAGGCGCAGCTGATCGTGGAAAAAAGCACGCAGGAAGCGGATGCATTAACGGCAGAGGCGCAAAGCCTACATGACCGCGAAAAATTAGCGCTCACGCGGGCGGAGAGCACTGTTGCTGCCGTGGAATCCGAAAAGAGAACCAACGAAGCTCGCGCAGGTGAGTTGGATGGTCGGGAAGCCTCACTCCAACAGAAAGCTGATGCCCTCGATACGAGAGCTAATGAGCTTAAAGGGAAAGAAGACCAGCTCGTGAAGGTGCGCGAGCTGATCAACACTGTAGTCTGAGGTAACTCATGACTGCACAGTCGGGTCTAGGTTTCTCAGGGATTGTAGCGATACAGATCCCGGATGACGGCGCGACTGGAGAAGTTCTAACCAAGCTCACCCCTGATAACTACGACTACGATTGGCTTGCCGGTGGAGGCGGAGGTGGGCAGGTAGATTCCGTTGTCGGTGGCGTTAATATTAACGTCAATGCGGCGGATCCTATCAATCCCATTGTCAATCTCGACGCAGCCATCACTGGCGTGTCCGTCAACGGAGTGACGCTCACTGCGGCTGGTGCCGCAACCAACTTCCTTGACGAAACCGGAGCCTACTCAGTTCCAGCTGGCACTGGCATTACCATTGAGGAAGAGGGCGTTCCGCTAGCGACTTTAGCGACCTCTCTTGATTTCGTAGGTGCCAGCATCACAGCCAGTGGTGTAGGAAGCACCAAGACGATAACGGCAGTTGATCAGGTCGTCACGAGTCTGTTCCTGAGTGGTCTTTTCGGAACGATACTGAACTTGACGCAGACATTCGGCGCGTCTCCCATCAGTGTAGACCTTGCTGCTGCTCTAGGTCTGAGCAGTTTGCAAACTCTATACGATGTCGATCCAACAGTCCCACAGATTACTGTCAATCCTACTGATGAGTTGACGATTGATGCGAACGCTGTCGGAGGTGATGTCTTCGCAGTGAGAGATGAGGCAGACGTTGATCTGATGCGCATGAATACGACCGGCAGTGACATCTTCGGTGGTACTGGTGTAGCCGACATTCTGAATCTCCAAGGGGCGAATGCTGCGGGTCGTGGCACGATCAATACTCACGGTACGATTCTTATCGATTTTGATTGGACTACAGATATTGGTTTCTATGCAATCCGATGGGCGAACACTATTCCCGCTACTGGATTGGCAGTCGCTGGTCTCTTCCAAGTTGCGAACATCCTCACTGTCGATTCTCCTACGTTCATTTCTTCAACCGTAGATGACCTCAGTAACATTCGGTGGACGGTCAATCCGGGGTTCGCGGTACAGACACTGTTCTTTGCGAGACCTACATATCGATCAACGACTGTTGGCATTTCACCTTCACAATCTTTCATGTACGCGGCTCAGGGTCAGTATCATATAACTGGCGCAGGAGTCACCCCGGTCGTTACTTATCGTGGGTTCAGTTTCGCTCCAATCATCCGTGTCGATAACGCAGGTGACGAACTGAATCTTGGTAGCACTACTGGACTGATTCTCCAGCCTCTTTTTAATACGCGCAACGCAACGGCAGTCGCAAACTACGGAGTTATCCGTGGCGTTCACATGACCAATGCTACGACCATTCTCTTTGGTCTCGGTATCGGTTCTGAGATCGCAACTGACTGGATTGGCCTCGACATGGATGTGCTCACTGGTCTCGTTGTTTCGGGCAGTCGGATAGCAGTTCGCTCAGCCATCATAAACTTCGCATCGAACTACCTCATCTTGAATACAGGTGGCGCGCAATCTGACTTCGGTGCTGGCAACGTTCATGTCGATGATGACACGTCTTTCTCCATGGGCAACGTCATCGCTACACCTGACGCGGAGATGCAGTGGCTACCGGCAAACAACGCACTTGACTTGAGCGGTGGTCGTGTTCGTGTTCGAGGCGCGATGGAGTATCCGCCGATCACTCCGGCAGCACTGGGTGCAGGCAACAACAACGATTGGACCGGCTTGTTGACGGATGCGTTCAGCGCAAATATGCGACATTGGGCACGGATCAGTGGCAACGCGACGACATCTGTCTTGACTGGTATCGATGCGACTGCAGCTGAAGACGGTGACACATTTGACCTGACAAACATCAGTGCGAATGCTATTGAAATTACGGATGAGGATGTAGCATCACTAGCAGCCAACCGCATCATCACCGCTACGAACGACACCTACACGCTCGAAGCGGACGAGACAATCAAGGTGCGTTACGATACGACTAATTCACGTTGGCGCATCATCGACAAAGCGGCACCTCCTCTACAGACCTTACACCTGAGCGGAGACCAGTTCCGTAGAGGTGTGACTGCGCCCACGGATGTTACCATCGGCTCGACGCCAACGATTGCAGCGCTCCAGTTTGCACTGGTCGGTGAACTGGCATCCTTGTACCACTCCTTCCCCGAGGATTTGGACAGGAATCATGATATTACCCTCCGGCTCCAGTTTTCTCTCGCTGCGGTCGAGACCAACGGAGATACTTGCGACTTCACTTGCGATTACACTGCACCGACGATTGCGACTGGAGCGGGGATTGCTAAGGCGAGCACTCAGGTCACCGGACAATTTACAGCGGTGACTGGTAGGCTTGCAATCGGAGACATGTACACCATGGACATTACTTTCCCGTTCGCGGATGCTACGAACCCTATCGCAGTGGCTCTTGGCATTGCATTTGAGATTCACCTGACAAATACGACTGGGGTGGGCATCATCGATTTGGTTGATGGTGATTTCATCTACACGGCACTGAGGAAATAATATGACGACTCTCTCAGACGCATGGCAAGCAGGCATCGACGCAGTCGTTGCTGACAATACGCTCAACAAGGGTGGCTTCGCTGATGCGATTCGTACCGTCATCACCAGTAACTTCAGTAACGCTGAGGCTACGGCTTTGATTGATGCCGTTGCAGGGGAAATCAATCGAGTGGGAGTGATCAACAACCCCACCTATAACAACATGCGTTTAAGCATCATTGACGATGCGGTGGCGCACAGAGCATTGTTCGATTCGCTCAGTACTATCGGACAGCTCCAAGAAACTAAGCCAGCTGATGCAGCCCTTGAATTGATCGAGCTGCGAGCTGAGCGAGATGAAATCGACACAAGCATCACTACGATGCAAGGCTTTAAGACTGGCGCAACTCGTCAGGTCAAAGATGCACTGGGCCAAGGCATCGAAAATTTACGCGGCCACAAAGAACAGATTCGGCAACGAATTCAACAGATCACAGGAGATCCAGACTCATGAAACGGAACGTTGGATTAACATACGGGGAATTTGAATTCCCTTCGGAACAGGGCTTCACTGGTTCTCGCGTCAAGGGCTACAAACGTGGTGGTCCAGTGAAGAAAATGGCAGGCGGCTTCATGGGACCAGAGCGTGAGATCCAAGTCGATGATGTGACGATCACGACGCCTCGTGCGAAAGGTGGTTACATGAAAGGCGGCATGCACGGCAAGCTGAAGAAAGCTGGCGCAAAGATGGGCTACAAGTACGGTGGTCAGGTGAAGAAGTACGGTGCGAGCGGCGACACCTCCGATGAGTTCAAGATGAAGAAGGGCAAGCAGAAGACCATGGACCATGGTGTTCAGCCCGCTCGTCGCGGGAAGAATGCCCGCAATCAGGCCGAAGCAGAAGCTGGTGGCACTGGACGTTTGAAGCCGGGACTGAAAAAGGGCGGCTACATGAAAGCTGCGGCTAGTTCTGGTGGTGGTGCACTGGCTGATGCTGCTCTTAAACATGCCAAAAAAGTTTTGCACGGTAAGCATAAACTGAAAGCACCCAAAAATGCACGTCAAGCTTCGAAGGCAGGCATGCCGAAGAACGTCAAGTGCAAAGGTGGCAGCGTTGGGTACGCGAGAGGTGGCAGCATAAAAAAATAGCGAGGCGAGAAGCTGAGAATGTAATGGACAAACACATCAAAGCTCCTCGCCCACGCGGACATCAACAACGTCCACGCGGTGGACGGGGAAGTAGCGCACGCGGAGCGAGATAGATGCCGACATCAGGGACAATTGGTTCAACAACATTTTTGAACCAGCAACTCATCGACCACGCCTTCCGGCGTTGCAAGATGGTTGAACAACAGATCACAGGTGAGCATCTGCAGATTGCTCTCGAACTGCTGTGGCTGTATGTAATGACGCTCAGCAATAAGGGCATCAAGCTCTGGAATGTTGTGCCGATCATCCTGCCGATCTACGAGCGTGTGCAGACGGTGCCGTGTCCTCTTGGTACTGAAGCCACGTACACGATCAACTTGCGTAATCAGAATCGGCTCACTGGCGACGCAACTGCATCGGAAGGCGTAGCTGGCAATGCGTTCGACAGTGACCTGACGACAGCGTGCACGCAGGTGTCGATGTTGGGCACGATCACCATGGCACTGGACAGTGCGATGGCAATCTCTACCTTCGGCATCATGCCCAACGTCTCTGGGACGTGGGACTATGTGATCGAAGCGTCGAACGATAATTTCGTGACTGCAGTGCCGTACATCACACGCACCGAGCAAGAAGTCGTTGCCAACGAATGGATCTGGGAAGATGTGCAGGCACCGAGTCGCGTCGTGGAGTTCGATGCGTGGCGACTGCGTGCGACCGGTACCACAGTGCTCGATGTGATTGAGTTGGTCTATCAGAACAAGCCCAACGAGATTCCGATGTACAAGCTCAATCGGAACGACTACGCAAACCTGCCTGACAAAGCGAGCACTGGACGACCGACTCAGTTCTGGTACGACAGGCAACGCACACGACCGGAGATCGAGTTGTGGCCTGCACCCGGTGCTGAGTTCACGTTCGATCAGGTGACCGGATTTATCCAGCGACAGTTGCAGGATGTCGGTGCACTAACAGACGAACTGGAGGTGCCGGATCGTTGGTACCTCGCAATTATTTGTGAGCTTGCTCGACAGCTGAGTCGTGAGATTAAAGAGGTAGATGTTTCACAGCTACCGTTCATCGATATCGACGCAGAAAAATATTTGAAAGACGCATGGGATGGTGAGACCGACGAGTCGGAAGCGTACCTGCGTCCTAACATTGCACCGTACACGAGGTAGTCATGCCAGTTTTTTTAGACCCAACAGGCAACTCAACTTACGGCATCGGCATTTGCCAGAGATGCTCGCGGAAGTTTTTCTTGAAAGATTTGCATTCGGACCCGAACAGTCCGGGGATCAAGGTCTGTATCGATGATCTCGATGACTACGATCCATATCGTCTGGCTCCGCGTCAGGCTGATCGCATCACGCTGCCGTTCTATCGGCCCGACCAAGACCTGACGACAGGAGGTCCGGATCCGAACGTGAACTTCCTCGGTGGTGTGCGCGAAGCTTTCGGTGAGAGCCCACGTGCAACGGAAGACGGCAGGCTACGTGTGCTTGAAGAATCGGAAATTGACGGAAACGAGGAAGCCGATAATGCCTAACATCTTTATTTCAGGTCTGCCACTTGCGACGTTGCCGTTGGACGGACCTAACAGTTTCTTCGAAGTGCAAACCATCGAGGCTGGCATTACAGTCAGTCGTAAGATTGCGGCTGACGATATAAACATATCCTCCGCTATCGTAATTGAGGACGAAGGTGTTCCTCTTGCGGGTGGAGCGACGACGCTGGACTTTGTCGGTCCCAATGTCGTAGCGAGCGGTGCAGGTTCGACGAAAACAATCACGATCTCCGGTGGAGGGGTGGTTAACTCGGTCGTTGGCGGAGTAAATATCAGCGTCAATGCTGGGGATCCAATCAATCCTGTTGTCAACCTTGACGCAGCAATCACAGGTGTCAGTGTCAACGGAGTCACGTTGAACGATGGAGGAGCTGCTAGCGACTACCTCAATGAGACTGGTGTTTACAATTCTCCAACGAACGGGGTTGTGTTGAGTTCTGCTGGTGCAGCGACAGATTACCTCGATGAGACGGGTGCATATTCGGAGCCTGCGGGATCAGGAATCTCCGGGATCATTTCGACAACTGTTAGTCGGGTTGGCATCTTAAGTGACAGGGGTCAGACGGTTGGTTTCACTGGCGCTAATGCAGGCCAGACAATGACCATCCCTGCGAACGGTGCCGTTGCTTATCCGATAGGAACACTCCTAGGTTGGGACAATGACGGCGTCAATCCGTTTAGCATCGCAATCACAACCGACACGTTGATCTTTGCGGACGACGCATCTACCGGTACAAGATCATTGGCAGCAGGTGGAGCAGCAGTGGCACAAAAGATCGCTGCAACTAGGTGGAAGATCGCAGGAGCAGGACTAAGCTAATGTCATTGCTTCAACGAAAATTTTCACTGGCACAGAAGGGGGCTGCTCCTCTTGTGATCCAGTTCAATGCAGGAGCATACGATCAAACCCGACAGACGTTTGATGACCCTGCACAGATCGGAATTATCTTTGATTTCAACACCGGAGAGGTCAGACAATCAGATCAGCTTGGACCCGGATTTCAGATCGGCACATTTTACACGGGTGCTGGCTTTGATCAGAACGATTACGATTTCATGTGGGATCAGCAAGGTGCTTTCGCGCCAAACCTAGCGTTCACTCAGATCAATGTGTGGGTGGCAGGTAGCGGACTTGGCTCTGGTCCCGAGTGGCAGTACGAAGTCAACAACCCAGTTGGCGGACCTCCGGAAATACCTGATGGAATTCTTCGGATACGAGACGCGGGCACTATGGTTGAGATTACGACAGCGACTAATACGATGGAAGTTATCGAAGGACCTTAATTTTACGTGGGCGAAAGCCTTAACTTAGGAGAAAAAGAAATGGCAAAGCAAGAAGTAAGTCCAGTCCAGATTCAGATGGCTGCGGCAGCGGGTGTGAAGTTGTTACAGGTAGATGATCTACCGGTGCCACTGTCGGTGGCAAAATCCGGCGCACTGGGTGTCCTCGAAGGGATGCTGCAGGCACTGGCACAAGGTGAAGTTGTGCTTGCACAACCGCAGCCGGAAAATTCTGGAGGAGGTGACCCAAAGCCCCCCATGGCTCCCGTGGAAACCCCACCCCAAGGGGACCAAGGCCCAAGCGGGGAAGAAGGAAAGGCCGCAAACGAAAGCGCTGAAGACCCAAAGCCTGAAGCGTAAGGAAGAGGATTATGGCTGCAAGAGAAGTTTCAGTAAGCACAATTTTTAGTACCGTTGCGTCTCTTGCGGTCCTGATCCCCGTTCTGTGGTACGTCGGCAAGCCACTCATCTCCAATGCATTGGCTGAAGACTTCAAGCAGATCGCACAGGATCAGGCGCAGCCAATTAAGTCTGCGTTCTCGGTGCTGCTGACACGTGACATCAATTCGCTGCGCAAAGAGATCGCAGCGTTGAAGTTCCGGCAGCGTCAGGACACGGACTGGGAGTCAGAGGACGCAGAGTATCTGACTGATCTGCAGATTGAGCTGGAAGCGTTGCAAGAAGCGAGAGCAGAATTGAAAACGGAAGACACTTCGTGATTGATCGCGAACAATTTATTGACCTGATCATCGAGCCGACTCTCGAAGATCTGGGCTTGTATTCGACAGCAGCTTCCGAGCTGGTGCTGGGCACATGTCTTCAAGAGTCGAGACTTATTTACATCAAGCAGCTGGGCAGCGGTCCAGCGTTGGGCGTGTGCCAGATGGAACCCGCAACGCATGATGACATTTGGAATAACTACCTGCAGTTCCGTGACAGGCTAGCAGCAGCTGTGTCTGAGATCGGAGGCCCGGATTCGCGAGAGCTGATCTGGAATTTGAAATACGCAGTTGCGATGTGTCGTGTGCATTACAGGCGTGTGCGCGCTCCACTTCCGCAAGCAGGTGACCTGAAACATCAGGCTACTTACTGGAAGGAGCACTACAACACAGATCTCGGACGTGGCACGACGGACGAGTACATCAATAACTGGAGGAAGGGACATGAACATTAACACTCTCACAGGAGCACTCATTGCAGCGCTGATTCTGTTTGGATCAAGCGTCGTAACGCTGTTCACCAGCAATCCAGATCTGACGTTCGCCGATCTAACGACAGCGACGTGGGTCTCTCTTGTCGGTGGTGCAGCAGTAGCATTCTTTAAAGATTACCAAGCGCTCACGGTGCGGCGTACGGTGAACAAAATCTCAGGCACCGGGGATGGAGGTATTTAGTATGGTGAGGAAACTCGACTACCGCTACGCATGGTTGATGCTTTGGCTCTTTGCTCTTGCAGGATGTCAGACTGCAAATCCCATTGCGGCAGCGGAAACATCTGAGCAGCGAGCATATGCTGCTTACGGCACGTTTGTCATCGTACAGGAGACGGCTGCTGATCTTGTTGAAGATCCAGCCATCCCTCGCGGTGTAAAACTACGCATCATTCAGGCAGAGGAACGAGCGAAGCCGGTGGCCGACAGTTTGTTGGACGCTTACACGGCATTTCTAATTATTAAGGGCGAATTCGACGCGGGAGAAACAAGCGAACAGCGCTTACTCAGCGCGTCGAGGGAACTTGACGGTTGGATTACAGAGTTAGCTCCCCTGATAAATGAAATAATTCGAAACATCAAAGGAGCACAATAACAATGGATCCAATCTCACTAGCAATACTCGCAATCAATGGTCTGAGTACGGTGTTGTCCAACCCTGCATTGGGTGGTGGCAGCAGCGTAAAGTTCGGCCAAGCCTCCGAGCTACTCGGCATACTCGGCGCTTTAATTTCACAAGGTGATGATGCTCTCGACGAACTCAAAGTGTTCACCAAAACCATCGAAGACATGGCTGCGCAAGGTAGGCCACCCAATGACAGTGAGTGGGCTGTCATGCGTGCAAGGTCTGACGATGCACACGCGCGTCTGCAGGCAGCGAAGGAGGAACTTCTTGAAGAAGAAGAGCCGGAAGAAACTGTGGACGACGAAGTACCAACCGACACCGTTGACTCTGAACCAGCTTCACCCGCAGAAGATACGCTGCCGGATGATGACAACCCAGTCGTCGATCCCAACGCGTAAGGAGTAACCCATGGCTGTTTCGATGACATTCAACTCGCTCTTAGAAGATCTCCGAAAATATCTGGAGCGAGGCACGAGTGTGGATCCGACAGTATTCGAGCAGCTCCCCTCTCTGATTAATCTCGCAGAGCGGGAGCTGGCGAACCGACTGAAGATTCTTGGCTTCGTTACTGTCGTCACGGACACCATGGGGGTTGGACAATCAGTTATCCCGAAACCTGATCGCTGGCGTGACACTATCAGCATCAACTTCGGCGTGGGCGTTACTCAGGTACGCACCCCTCTGTTTGCTCGCGCGTATGAATACTGTCGGCGTTATTGGCCTGATGAGGCACTCACAGCCCAGCCAAAATTCTATGCCGACTACGATTACTTTAACTGGTTGATTGTTCCCTCGGCGGATTTTGCTTATCCGTTCGAGGTGAACTATTGGGAGTTGCCTGCGCTACTGGATAACACCAACCAAACGAACTGGACGACGGACTTTGCCCCGAACGCCCTGCTTCATGGTGCACTCCTGCAGGCAACTCCATTTTTAAAGAACGATGAACGAATTGATGTGTGGGAAAAAATTTACGAAAAGGACCTTGCGATTCTCGAAGGTCAAGACATCAAACGTATCGTCGATAGACAAGTCACAAGGGATACAGTCTGATGTCTTATACCGACGTATTTGGAGGCAACCTGATCTTCCCATCGAGGGTCAGTTATCTCGAACTCGAAACAGCCATCGATGTTGTTTTGCAATGGCCGACTGAGCAGCAGATCACAGGCGGCGACGTCGTTGCGGATGTCATGGATGTCAACACTACGGCTCCGGCACTCAACATAGACATGCCCGACGCGAGGAACACCTCGCTGGGTAATAAGGCGACGTTCAATAACGTTGGCGGGAACACGTTCACTGTGCGTGATGTCACAGGCGGCACGATTCAAGATGTGCAGCCCGGTGAGCAGTGGGTCATCATACTGACTGACAACACCACGGACATGGGCTTGTGGACCACGTTCCTTTTGGGGGGCAATGCAGCCACCCCAGCGTCTGCTTCCGTGTTAGCAGGTGATGGACTCGAAGCTGACGGCTCACAACTCAACCAGATTATTGATTCGGATGAGGAAGCTGCGACACCATTTACCGTGGTCACTGGTGATCGAGCGAAGTGTCTCATCTACATCGCAGGTGCAGGCACCTGTAACTTGCCGAGTGCGGGAGCGGTTGACATTGGCAACAACTGGTTCTTTATGCTGCGCAACTCCGGCAGCGGTACGCTCAACATCGTACCTCCGTCTGGCGACATCGATGGAGCATCGAGTCTTAACCTCGATCCGAATGGCAGTACGTTCATCTTCACGGACGGCGTTGACTGGTACACCATCGGTCTGACGGTCGCTTCGGTCATCGCGTTCGACTTCGTGTCGCTTGCGGTACCGGGCTCTGGTGACTTCGTGCTCTCTGGTGCGAACCTCGACAGGATCTCGTATCGATTCACGGGCGCACTGACGGGTAACCGACGCATCGTCGTACCGAATACGACGCAGCAGTACTGGGCAGACAACCAGACGAGCGGTGCCTTTTCGCTGGAGGTCAGCACAGTTGCTGGTGCCGGGATAACTGTCCCGCAAGGGCAAAGCGTAATCCTTTACTCCGATGCTACCGACGTGATCAACGCAACGTCATCCACCAGTGTGGCGTTCCCGATCACCGTTGGACAGGGTGGCACGGGTGCGACGACTCCCGGTGGTGCACAAATCAACTTGGAAGTACCTCCTGAAGGCCGATTGATCAATACAGGTGCTGGACTGGATGGTGGTGGTGACCTAACAGGAGACCGCACGCTCATCCTCGACATCAACAGTGCGAACGTGACACCAACACCTGTCGTAGGTGACTTCATTGCGTTCGAGGACATCGATGACAATCTGACGTACAAAGCGACGATTCAAGACATCGTCGATCTGGCCTCGCCGGGTATCACCATTGAAGACGAAGGTGTGCCGTTAGCGACGTTGGCAGACACGCTCGACTTCGTAGGGGCAGGTGTAACGGCAAGTGGTGTCGGTTCGACGAAGACAATCACGATTCCCGGCAGCGATGTCGGAGCGAGCGCAGCACTCGGTCGTCTGCTGAAGGGGGATGGCTCTGGTGGTTGGGTTGATGCTGGAGGAAACATTGAAATTGGTGTAGCGGGAGATATTAAAACTAACAACGGTCAAAGCTTCATCGCATCGAGTGGAGCTGATCAAGTAGAACTGTTCGTAGGAGGGGGGACTGCTTTCCTCGTTTCCTCCGGTGGCACTATCTTCCACTTCCAGACCGATGAGATTTGGAGGTTCACGAATGGGTCTATCTTCTTAGGCGAGCGGTCGGGTGGTCCTGAAGCACAGGTTGGAGGGTTTGGTCAGCTTTGGAGTGATGGTCCCAATGTAGTCGGCACGAATCCGAACACGATGCACTTTGAGGATGATTCTGGTAATGACTACAGGATTGATGGGATGCAGCGCAGAGCTACTCTTGCTCTTGATGTAATGAATAACGACGATGTCCTCGCTAACATCGGCAACTTATCTAACTACCACATCGCTCCCGCTCGACGTTATAAATGCAAGGCGACCATCTTCTGGTCTTCAACCACAGTGGCTGACATTAAGTTCGCTCTGGACTATAGCCAGACACCGGAAGAAACAGGGTTTGCCATATGGACGTCCACGTCTGCCGTCAGCACGGTAGAGACAGACGTAGAGCTGAGTGCCTTTAATGAAATCAACATCACCACGATGGAGACAGGGACAAACTGTGTGCTGATTGAGTTTACCTTTGAGTCACACGCTACGCTGGCGGGAACTCTCGCTTTGCAGTTTGCACAGAACACAGCCAGTGCTGTGAACACTACGATCCTCCAGCCTTCCTTCTTTGAAGTCTCGGAGAACGACAACATCTCATGAGTGACCTTTAATGCCTGAACAACCTGCATTGCTAGCGTCTGCTCCCGGAATTAAACGGGACGGGACGCGTTTCGACAGCGAGCACTACCTCGATGGTCAGTGGTGCAGGTTCCAGCGTGGCAAACCAAAAAAGATTGGCGGCTATCAGCAGGTCACCGACACGGTGCCGGAGATTACTCGCGGCATAGCTTCGTTCTCTGCAGACGACATCCAGTACTTACATCTTGGTCATCCGAATACCATCGGGCAGTACCAAGTGTCGAACGGTTCGCTTAACCTGTTCAGTGATCGCACGCCTGCAGGATTCAATGCAGATCTCAACAACCTGTGGCAGTTCGACATCTTCGCCGACACGGGTGGTACCGGTAATCATTTGCTGATGGCGCACGTTGCAGAGAACGCAGCGAACATCGACAACTCCGTCAACGGTACTCTGTACATTGACACCGTCGATGCGACGACCATCCTTAACACCACAGGTCTGCACGCTGATTACAACGCTTCCGAAGCAACCAGTGGTGGCGTCGTCGTGAGTGGCGTGTTCACGTGGACTTACGGCAGTAAGGGACTCATCCTTCAGTCACAACCTAACAATCTTACGTTGGCACCGGTCGCTATAAATATTGGTACGCAGAAGATCGTGAAGGGCATGCCGCTGCGTGGAGCTGGGCAAGGTCCCGCAGCATTGTTCTGGGGACTGGACATTCTTATTCGCGCCACTTTCATCCCCGGTGGTGGAGGTGGTCAACCTGACTTCGCGTACGACGTTATTGCTCGTGGCATGACCATCATGAGTTCTCAGGGCGTCATTGAAATGGATGGCATTTACTACTGGCCCGGAGTGGATCGGTGGTACATGTTCAACGGTGTCGTGCGAGAGGTTCCCAACAACCTGAATCAGAATTGGTTCTTCGACAACATCAACTTCCGCGAGCGGCAAAAATGTTTCGGCATGAAGATCCCTCGCTACGGTGAGCTGTGGTGGTGTTATCCAAGAGGCAATGCAACCGAGTGCACGCATGCAGTTGTTTACAACGTGCGCGAAGGTTACTGGTTCGACACTGCGTTGCCTGACAGCGATGACCTCAATCAGGGACGTTGCGCAGGCATCTACGCCGATGTGTATCAGCGTCCCTTCATGGTGGACAACGAGATCGTCTCCGGTGCAGGTCGCACACTGTGGCAGCACGAGACTGCGTTCGACAAGATCCGTTTGAGTAACATCAGTGCGGTGCGCGCGTCGTTCGAAACACATGAGTTTGCGTTGCTTGACCAAGGCGACGCGAACAAGTCTCTGCGTGTTGCACGGATCGAACCCGACTTCGTGCAGGCAGGTGACATGACGGTGCAAGTTAAGGGTCGTGCGAACGCTAAAGCCAGCGTCGTGACGTCAGATCCGGAGACGATTTTTGCGACACCTTCGGCAAGCGACGAAGAAACTGTTAAATTTAAAGACATCCGGCGGCTGATGAGCTTCAAGTTTGAGTCGAACACAGGCGGAGGCAACTTCGAACAGGGCAAGACCTACGCGCACATTGAACCAGCCGACGGAAGGGTCGAGTCATGATCATCGATCCCCGAGGCTTCGCTGACAGTGAGGTGATCCAGTGGGCTGACCGGATGACTGGTGAGCTGGAGTTTTTTTCCAGCGACCAGAATGGATCCGATCCCAACTACCCCCGACTGGACGATCCAGCTGAGTGGCAGCAGTGGGCGAGCGGCGTGTTTGGCGGAGTCGATGCGTTGGGGCAAGATGTGCCTGACCCAATGGACTATGACAATTGGAAAG